CATTGTTTCTCGTAAAAAATATCATAGTGCTTCAAAAGACGATCGTTTGGTAAAACACGGCTATGGACCCAATAAAAATCGCGTAAACAATTTATTTGTTAAGGCTCCACGTAAAACAAGAAAAGTACGTGGCGGGTTTATACTCAAACCAAAAGGTCAAAAAAAACGAACAGTTAAAAGTAGATCACTTAAATCCATTCGATAAATAATATTTCTTTTCCATAAGAATTATTATTATGCAAAGTATTTCTTTTCAAAAGTGTCAGGTGTAAAGAGAGGAATTTCTAATTTTTTAGCATCACTTACTTTTGAACTAGTTGATTCCAAGTCCGCTGTAATGACTGCAAATGTTTTTGAAGAAACGGAACTACCCATTTGAGCACCGACCGACTTGAGTTTTTTCTCCAATTCCTTACTTCGTGTTCCACTCATAACAATTGATTTTTTATGTAATGGATGGTCCACATTTACTTCTTTTTGCACAACAGTTTGTTTTACTTTATTTTGCAATCCAGTTTCTTCTAAAAATCCAAGGAAATTCGGTATATTGTCTACAAAATGATTCGCCGTTTTCGAAGCCATGGACTTCACTTGTGACAATTTCTTCTTTCGCTCTTCAAGTGATTCGTTTGTAGTCAAAATATCCGGATATTCTTCCAAAATCAATTCGACCTTTTTATTACTAAATCCGCGACCAAACATATTGGAAGCAGCCATTAAAGTAGCCAACGAAGCCGTTTTCACTTTTTCTTGAATTCCGTCGTAAATCTTAGACGCCATCTTTTCTTTGAATCCTTCGATGGTTAAGAAATCTTCTTTGCTCATTTTCAGTATTTTAGGAATACTGTCGAAGCCCGCCTCGCGAATACGTTTTACATTGCCTTCACTCAAACCATCTACACCTATTCCTTTAAAGAAACCCACCATGTTTTTCTCTAACACATCCGCATCATCATCCTTATTTTCCAAGAGAATATCTACATGGCTTTCATTCCATACATAGGGAACGTCGGGCATTTTTCCTCGCTCGGAAGGTGTAACCACTTCCTTAATATAAGGAATCACATCACCACTACGAATGATTTTGACCAAAGTTCCAAGACCAATGCGATTGGATTCAATAAAAGCGCCGTTAAATCCGGTGGCGTATTCGATTTTCACTCCACCCAAATGGACAGGCTCAATTTGAATACGAGGTTTTAAGTAGCCATCTTTAGACGCTTTCCAATGAACGTCCAACACTTTTGTTTCCGCCATTTGGTCGGATAATACCATCTTAAATGCAAACGAATGTTGTGGATTTCCTGTTTTTCGTGGATAGATTTTGTCATTGGTAACAATAACACCGTCGATTTCATAATCATAATCGTTTCTCCATTTTACCAAAAGGTCCGATAATTCTTCATTGCTAATATTTTTGTGGGTTTGATTGCGAACACATATAAAGTCATTGTCCTTCAAATATTTCATTTGAGCACTCGGTTTTAAGGATGGCATAATGACCTCATAAGCGACGAAATCAATGTCTTTAATTACATCATTGATCGAAAGACGGTTAATAGTTCCGGCAATCAAATTACGTGCATTTGCAAATTGGTCCTTGTATTTCGACTCAAACACCGCCTTTTTCATAATAAATTCTCCGCGAATAACCAAGCCATCGCTATCAGGTAAATTCAAATATGGAATAAAATGACTAATGTCTTGACCAACTTTGCCATTTCCACGCGTATAAAGTTTACGCGCACCATTTTCTGTATAATACATTCCACTCACTCCGTCTAATTTGCACGATAATACATAACCACCCTTATATTTTGCCTTCCAGTTGGTCAATGCATTGGTATCAGGCTTGATTTTGTCCATGGAAGCCATTTCATAAGGCAACTTTACTTTATTTCGTTCAACGGCCGCACCTATTTTGCCAATAGCACGATTCTTCGGATATTTCTCTTTTAAGTAATCTTCCAAAATATCATATTGATTGTCACTTAAAAGAGGTTCTTCATCAGGACCTAAATTGCGATATACTTCATTGGACCTTTCTAACATTTTAGCCAATGTTTCTTCTTGCAGACGTTCTAAAATTGAAATACCACCTTCTTTGTAGTTTTTGATGGCTTCAACAATAGGATCACTGGAAGGATTGGTTATAGGAACATTTCGAGGACAAGATTCGGGCTTTTTCGTTTTAGGCATGATCGGGTCCTTCTTTTTCTTAGTTTTACGAGATTCCTTTAATTTTTTTTCTTGTTCTTTTAATTTACGTGCTTCCTCTTTTTTTCTACGCGTTTCCATTTTTTTCTTTTCCTTTTCTTCTTTAGCTTTCTTTTTACCCTCTTCTTTGATTTCTTTCAATTTTGCCTTTTCCTCTTTTTCCTTTGCTTTGGCTGAATCTGTTTTTCGTTTTTTTCGTGTAACATTTTTAGGCTTTTGGATTGCCGGCTCTTTTATTTCTTCCATGGGTTCCAATCTTTCTAATGGAGGACTATTTCGCAATGGTACTACAGAACGTCCATCAATACGATCTTGGGGTTCTTTGTATTCCATTTTTAAAAATTCGAAAATATCCTTTTCATTGCGAAATACATGGTCTACTTTGTCTCCTTTTTTCTTGTTTACCATTTTGTATAAACCATGTTCGTTTAAAGAATAACCTAGAGAAAGAGCCCGTCCTCGCATAACTGTATTAAAGTTTTTCGAACCAGTGAAATACAAAACAGCAAACGGATATTCGTTGGGATCACTATAAAGAAAGTCTACTCTGCGGGCGTATTTTGCACCGGGCATCTTCGCGATGACCAAGCTCTTTGTTTGACCACGCGATAAAAGTTCCACAATGATCTTTTTACCTAAAAGAACGTCCATGAAATTTTTGAATAATTCTTTGTTTGGAGAAGAAATAATGACATCAATGTCACCCGAAGTTTTTGCACCTCGGCGATAACTACCTACTATTTCGTAATAACTATCTTGTGTTTTTACTTCGTCAAAAGTCTTTTCCATGATTTTTTTGAATTCATCAATTTCACTACGGGGAATGCGTTCTAAAATATCTTCATAATAACGTAATCCAGTTCGTTGTACATCGTTCAGTAACGTGTCTTTATTTTTACGTAAATCGTCAATGGACTTTACACCTTTTTCAATCAATTCTTTGGCTTTTTTTGGACCAATACCATAAACGTTTGTTAATATATTCTTAGGATCGTTTCGTTCCCGTTCCAAAATACGTAAGGTTCCGGTTTCAATGTATTCACCTATTTTTTTCATAATGACTTCTCCTATTCCAGGTAATTTTTCTAAACCTAGATTTTTATAATTAGAAAGAGTAATGTCTTGAGTAAACAAAATAAGGCTTTCTTCGGCTTTCTTGTAAGCGCGTGCGCGAAATGGTTCGCCACTCTTTACCATATATGAATATAGTTCACCCATTAAGTCAATTAATTTTTCATTCATTCTTTCTTCATTTTTAACAGGTTTTCGTATTTTAACGGTTTTTCCTGTATATTTGACACTACTCATATATAATTTATGATATTATTATATATGAAAAATTCAGATATTTGGTTTTATACTTCTTTAACAATTCTACTTATCATTTTTTTTTACATTTTATTCGAATGTTTCTTTTGTAAAATGGAAGAAGGTATGGAAAATAAGGATTATGTAATACCGAAAAAAATATGGACATATTGGGATAAAAAAGAAATACCTGAATTTGTGAAGAATTGTATTGATACATGGAAAAAACACAATTCAGAGTTCGAAATTATAATAGTAAACAATAACAATCTGAAATCCTATTTACCTGAGTTAGATATTCAGAATCTTAAACATGTAAGTAATCCAGCTCATTTATCCGATATTATACGTATTCATATTATTTCAAAATACGGCGGTATATGGAGTGATGCTTCAAATCTATGTTTAAAGTCATATGAATATGTTATAGAAAAACAAAAACAAAAGAATCTTGATTTTGTAGGATTTTATATTGATGGCACAACAACAGATAATATGAAAGACTATCCGGTCATTGAAAATTGGTTTTTTGCTGCTCCACCTAACTCTCCAATGATAAACGATTGGAAAGACAAATTAATGGAATCACAAAAGTATGAAAAGAAACAAGATTATTTAGATTATTTACAAAAAAATACTGATTTTCAAAAAATAGATCCCGATTATTTATGGATGCATTGTGCATTGCAAAATATATTACAAAACAATAAAGACAAATATAAATTTGAAGTAGAAAAAGCCGAAGAAGGACCCTTTAAGTATTTAGAAAATAACAAGTGGGATGTGGAAAAAGCATTAGACGAAATTATTGATTGTAATAAAAAAAATAGTCATTGTGAAATTTTAAAGACACCCTTTATTAAATTTAGAGGTTGGGAAAGAGGCATTATTGAACATAAAGGATGCGCATCAGATTTTTTTAATTAAGCAATAACTAGTTTTAATCCTTGTGTAAATAATGGAAACGTAAAAAACACAGTAAACAATAGCAAGAATTCCCTGCATTTTTCCCCAGTTGTAAGTGAAACACAATTATTTTGAATATGCTCATCTAAATCCAATAAATAACGTAACCCTTTAAAGTAAATCGTCCAATAGGAGTCGGGTAATGCAGGCATGCCCATTCCAAAAACAACATAAGAAAATAGTATTGCCCTCATGGTTTTAGATACTATAATGTAAATACCATATTCAAACAGCTGAAAATGGCGTCCGTTAAGCATTTGATATGCACCGATCAGTATTTTTAATGGGAAAAATACTGCTATCATGTAAAAGAAAAAAGGAAAATTTTCTAATGCATAAAGATGAATTTTGTAAGTAGGAAACGGCTCGTCTCTTTTTTCTAAAAAGGTTCCCCATATTGCCACTTTATTTGAATCAATAACATCATTTCCTTCCATTTCACATAATAACGAATATAGAAAATATGCTAATTCATGATTTTTAGGCTCTTTTTGGATATAGTCATTGTATTCATGAACCAAACTATTATTCCAAATATACCCTTTTTTGTAGTCTATTTTTTTCATTTATTATTTTTATAGTTAACATACTTTATATTCTTTATGAAGATTAGTTACATGGTAAATATATTTTGTCATATGATTTTATATGAAATTTATTTTATTGTTATTGTTATTCATAATAGGTAGTTCTTTTAAACATTTTTCAAAAAGAGACTATATAAAACCTATTTATGCGTTAAAAAAACCGAATAACAAAGAACCAGAAGACAGAGACAACTTTGAAAATTTCGAAGAATATTCTCGTATTCAAGATTTAGAGAAGCAAAACGAGTATTTTCATAAAATTTATTATCAATTGAATAACAAGACGAAGGTATTGCACCTTGATCTACATAATATGGTAAATATCATGGATGAACATATGATTCAAAATGTATTGGGGTATATACCAAAAAGACCCGAAACAGAAGACGAAATAATAGAAGATAGCTTTGAAGGTTTCTTAAGAGATGAATTTGCAAAAATACCTAAAACGAAAAGCAATTTAATCGATTTTCATGAATATTATATTTGGCGAAAAAAAGCGGGCTTAGTATTAACAGAAGAAGAAGTATTACTTTATTATAATGTAGTAGTTGGGGAAGGTGAATTATGTGACCTGATGCAATTTATTTCAATAAATCACTTAATCGATGAAAGTGATTTCCCCCTTTAAATCATTGAAAAATTGAATGGTTTAAAATAATTATGGGAAATACGCAATAAAACAATGGAGTGGAAAAGTATTCTCAAAGAAAAGTGTCAAAAAGTGCAACGTAACAATGTCCGTAATGAAAGAGATGCATATTGGTTTGGGAAAAGAAATAACCGTTATTCTCTACGTGTTCATTATAATCACAGTGCTACGTTAAACGCATTGAAAAATATGAGAATAATTCGAAGCATTTATCTTTATTTGAATAAAAATAAATATGATATATTCAGCTTTTCAATGTTAAAATTTTGGAAAAAGGTATTTACACAAAAACACGATTTATTAGGTCAGATTAAAGAGACGTTGGAAGATAAAAAATACAAATTTAATGACAACCAAAAAAGATACATATCTATTGCAAGAACAACATTACAAAAATACAATGAAAATTACGGTTTGCAATTAGGGCTCTCCTTACACCGTGTATTTGGAAAGGATCTTGCGCTGTATATTTATGATTATATTTAATATGCCCTACCATTGTTGTATAAGAAAATGTTGAGGAAATTCTTCTAGTAAATTAGACAACGAAAATCGAAACTTAATGCAGTCTCTATTTCGATGGAATTGAAACTCACCAAGCGATTTAGAATATCCTCGTTTCTTTTTCATGGATATTGACGACGATTCAATCCAATCCTTATTTTTGAGTTGGTGACTAAAAACATATTCTTGATCATACCATGGAATTGGATAATTTTCCTTCGCTTTTACAACCATACATATATCCTTTTTTGCATGATAAAATAAAATAGGGTATGAAAACGTATTACTAAAATACAAAGGCATCATGGTGTTAATACTATTAACTACTTGGTGCTTTATAACTTCTTCTTCACCTTGATAAAAATCGAATACTTCGCAAAATTTTTTAGCGCTTGGTTGTCCAATGAACGAAGGACTTACTTTCGATAAACTGCTGTCCATAATTGACTTTACACTTAGTCCTTTTTCTGTTTCTGGATGTATCAAATCGTACGGCGGGTGAAAAGTTCCTTTTATTGGACAATGGTTTCCTGCATGTAAAAATCCCTGAAATTCGTCAATAAATAACGGGTTTTGAGAAAAACGCATTGCCAGTTGATTTACAGGTGGCACTGGACCTTGGTAAATACCATTATAAGCAGTTTTTAAAGAAACGCAGCAAGCATATTCGACTATTTTCCCTAAACCAGTAAAAATCATTTATTTTGTATATAAAAATCAATGATTTAAATAGATGTCACACTTTTTTGAATGGATTTTCGAATTTTAGTGTCATTATTTTCTTTTGCTAAGGAGTAAAGCAAATATTTCGTAACAACCATATCTGTTTGAAGAAGTTGTTCAGAATTCATTACTGCAAACCATTGGTATTTAACACGTTTTAATACTTCATCGCGAGGAATATAAACGCCATACGTATTCTCAGCACAAAGATCGAGAGTTTCTTCTTCCATTAAATTTTCCAATACAATGGCTTTACCCGATTTGTCTTTTACACCTATTTGCAAGCCATCTAATAAATCGATCTTGTCATTATGTACTTGCACATTCAACCATTTGGAGTGATATCCGAAAAATTCTGTTTCGGAATTGTAATGCGATTGTTCATTTTGTTGCTTGATATATGCAGCATATTCCTTGATAGTTTTATCTTGTTTTCTTGCACCCATGAAACAAGGAGAAGAAGTGAATTTTTGTGCTTTGTTTGCACTGTTTAAGTTAGGATAAATATTGGGCATTTCACAAACAAATGGTTTGTTTGTATTTACACATTTATCATAAAAAGGGGCTAAATCTTTCATACAAATAAACGAATTGGGAACCACGATACCACCATAAATATATAACAATTGTGCCATGGCAAGACTACGATAATGTGACTTTTGCGGATCGGGCATGTTTTTAACCTCTACATTCCATTCAGGAATCAGTTGATTAAAGGAATCATCATCAATTAAACATACATGGAAACTATTTCCACAATGATTAATGATGGAACGAATGGTTAAATGTAAATAAGGTTGATTTAAATCGGTTGAACTACGTGATCCAAAACTCTGCCATTTACGTGCATTGTATTCATAAGTAGTATGAATCCATAATTTTGGACGATTGTGTCCGTATAATGGACTATCATTCAATAAATATTTACGAATCACTTCATCGTTATTTGGACCTAATTTTTTTTGAATAAAACCGCTAAAGTAACTAGCAACAATAATAATACAAAAAGTTGCTAATGTAAAAGCTATTGATTTTTGACTAAACAATACCATATATACTATGGTATTATATATATTTATGGTTTTTTTCTTATTTATTCGTTATGATATATGTAATAGACAATGTTGTATTTTGATTCATTGTATTTGATTTGATTGGTAAACATTACGTTATTGGATTTACATATTTGACGAACTATATTGACAAATGAGTTATAACTAAATTTTCTTGTGACGTAAAATGTCTTGGATAAATGATAATACGGTAAAATCTCTTGTAAAAAATCTGTTTCGTATTTGTGAAACATTATTTTTTTGTAAATGTTATGATCGATTAAATAGTACTTGTCATTTTTAACGCAAAATTTATCAAACCAATCAAATAGAATTTCAATTGGAATATTTTCTTTAAAAATTTGCTTCAACATATACTATATGAAAGTAAAAAAATGTATTTACAGAAAAAATAATTATGGTTTAGCTGTGCAATATTTTAGATAAATCGTTTGTAAATAGTATGATTTCAATAACATTTTCATGAATATTATGAAAATATGTTATATATTTACACAAAGAGGGTAAAACCAAATACTTTTCTTTTTCATTTAATAG